ACCATGCAAGGTTTTTGTTTCGTAGTCAATGTCGACGGTGACATCTTGCAGCACAGCCACAGCGACTGGCGTGGGGACTGCGATGGCGTTGCCAGCGTAATCGGTGGTGGGTACGGCAATGAGCTTGCCTGCGCCAAATGTGATCATGGGTTACTCCAAGTGGAAAGACGAAAAAAAAAGCCGCTGAAGCGACTGTGATTACTGGGGTGCGAGTAAGTTGTACTCTCGCATAGCGAGGATGACCTCGTAAGTGTGACTGGCCCAACCGGCAGTGCCATCTGCAGCTTCTTTGCGCCATGTACTGCGCCGCCAACGTACGCGTAAGGGAAGCCCACCCAAGGACGGATCAGCCATGATGCAACGGTGCGCAGCAGCCCAAATTGGTGAGGCAAGGCGTCGGGCTGATACCTCGGTACCATCAGGGCCAATGGCGCCTCTGGTGTAGATGGCCAACTCAAGTTCAATGGTCACCTTCAGTTTGCTGCGTGCTGGATGATCATCACCCAGCACATCACCAGAAGCATCACGCAGAGAAACGTCTATCGCTGGTGAGTCTTCATGGGCATAGGCTTGCTGTCGATCTTCATAGACACCCGTGACACCAGGTACGGTGGACACAGTTGCAATGAAAGCATCGACAGCTTGATCAATCAAGGTGGCGTCTGTCATGCCCGAGCCTCCTCTAGTGAGGCACGACTGAAGGTGCCATCACCTTGTTTGCGCGGCTGCTGATTGACTCGGTAGGTGGCGCCGCCAATAGTGAGTGCAGTACCCATGGTGAGGGCCGGAGCATCGGTAGTGGCGTATTCGATTTCGATTAGCGCGGTGTGCACTGAATCGCCCAGAATGAGCTGCTCAGGTGTGACGAAGCCAACGATGAAGCCCACGTCATCAGCCACTTGCATGCGGTAAGCACGAGTAGCTATTCCATGGGCTTCAAAGGCGCTTAAAAGCAGTGAAGCATCGAACACGCTTGTCAACCTAGCTTGAATATCAGCGTACGCAACCGTCGAGGTAGACAGTGCCAGCGGTCGATGAGTTGACAGCCGCCTCAGTAGCCGCACCAACCAATGTGCCGCCTTGCACGTTTGTCATCAGTTTGGCGGCATCGTCCCAGTAAATTTTGTCGCCAACAGACCAGACCTGAGGGTTTACTTTGGGCAGGCTGAAAACGCCCTCCATTTTTCCCTGAACATCGGCACCTACCGCTGCAGCATTAACGGCAACGGCTACCAGCGAGCCAACTTTAAAGGGGGCACCAGATGCGACTGCATAGGGAGCAACGAAGGCGAGCGTGTCACCATCTTGAACAAACGATTTCATGAAATATCTCCAAGTATGAAAATGAAAAAATAATTGACAAAAAGAAAGCCACCTAGTGGGTGGCTTTCTTAATTGATGCTTAGGCTTTAACGCTAGGGTTAAGCGCCTGAGTTTTTGTAAACACCGCGATGGTCAATGGCTTTGGCTGCAAAGACGTGGCGCGCCTTGATTTCGACACCATCGACCTCAAAGCCTTCGCGACGCGTTGTGAATAAACCGTTCTCGCCTTCGAGGTAGGAATACTCCACTGTATCCACACGGGCTGGTGTGCTCGCCAAATACCACTGGTTGCCAGACACTCGGTTATCGACAACCACATTGAGCGATGTGTTGTACGCTGGGTTGATGTCTACGGACTTTGCAGCGACAAAATTAGAGCTGGTGTACTTGAGTGCCTCTGCTTCTTTATCAGGGCCGACGATCAAGATTTCAGGAGCCAAGTTAAGCACACGTCCGTTCGCACCAGTTTGCTTGCGCATAGCGGCACGCCCTGCGCCCAAAGTCACGTCACTGATTGCCCCAGCAGAACCTGCCAAGTTCTTGTGATTTGCATGGAACAGAGTCACCCCGTCGCCCATTAGGGGGTTGCCGATGAGAGCAGCATAGACCAAGTCGCCTTCGAGGGCAGCCGCTTCTTCGGAAATCATCACGGGAATTCGGCTAAAGGCAGACAAGTCATCGTTGACGATGGCCTCCCAAGTAATTGCGATGATCTTTCCGTACTTGGACAAGCTGTATTTTTCGGCAGAATCGCTGAAATTTGCGTACTTGTACTCGCCACCCTCGCCGATCTTGTCGAATTGACTCATTCCACTTAGTTGAAGAACCGCCTTTTCTCGGAAATCCTTATTGGTGGATGGGCGTGCCCAAGCCGTGAAAGTGCGAGGTGCTTGCTCATAAGCGGCACGCAGGCTTCGGTTGACGGTACCAGCCAAAATACTTGGGAAATCACTGGTACCCATCATGCCTGCACTACGTCGTGCATCAGCATCGAGATTCAATGCTGCAATGGCGATTTCGCGTCGGCTCAGACCATCGGCATTACCACCAGCTGCTGCAATGCAACGACGCGCCATGTCCATAAGGTCCATGCCACGGAAGTTGCGTGCACCTTCTATGTCGACCTTTGCACCGCCGAAATCGCGGACGCTAGGATTGTTACGCAGAAGCAAGGCGTCAATCATGCGTGTGCGCAGTGTTTCAACTTCATCGATCTGCGTAAGAAGTTTAGCTTGCCCACGCACAGCACTAGTGCTGCTATGAGTGGCCAGTGCATCGATGATTTGTTTGCGCGATTCATCGACGGAAACACCAGCATCAATGAGGCGAGTGGCCAATGCATCCGCTTCATCGCCCAAGGTGCTGCGTACAGCTTGAGTGGAGGCACGAATTTCAGCGGCGCGTTGACGCTCGGCCTGCATTCCCGCTTGGTGCGATGCATCAGGTGTGGTTGCAGCAGGTGCTGCGCGAGTTTCATTTACAGCAGGTGCTGCAGAGGTGGCGGCTGCGTTGCCAGCCGTGGCTTGAGATTGAGGCATGTTTGCTCCAGTTGGGTTGAGGTTTCGGGTTTCGGCTGTGTCCACCGCCGTGGTGGTTGGTGAAGCTGCAGCAGAAGCTGCAACTTGCTGTTGGGTTGAATGGGTTTCGCTCATGGAGCAAGGAAAAGACCGCAGTTCACGACCATCAGGCGTTTTGAAATTGCCGCCTTCACTTCGCACAACTTGACTGTCCATATCAGCTGGAATCGTGACAAGTGATACTTCCATGGGTGTCCATCGTGTAACGCGATAAATCCACATTCCCGCGTCTTCGCTGGGAGCTACCATCTCGATTGCGTTGCGGGCATAGCCAACAGAAACATTTCGAATAACGCTGTCTTCTAGGTCTTGCACAACTCCTTTGACACTTTCACGTCGACTGAGTTGCGTCTGACATACACCTTGACCGTTTCGAATTTCAGGCTGATCACACACGCCAAGTTGGCTTTCAAGGTCCCATGCATAGTGACTATTGAGCAAGGGTGCCCCACGTTGCAGACGGGACAAGTCAATAGCTTCGTCAGAGACTTCAAGTTGCTCCATGTAGTAGCGACCATTCGCCCAGTCGTAGCGCTTGACGGGCGCGCCGGTAGTGAACACGATTTCAAAACGAGCAGCAGGTGCAAGGATTTCGGATGTATCGCCCTCAGCACGCTGAGATTGGGTTGTTCTAGTGAAGTTGCGTACAGCCATTGATAGGCTGGCCAACGGCATGTCTTGCGTACGAACGGCAGACATTTGAATATCGGGCGCGCACGGCTGCGCACCCGAGGCGTTTGCCTGAGGCATAGATGATTTCCTTTTGTGTTGAGATTGATGCAGAAGTTGCGAATCGAATCGCTTACCTGAAGCTCACAAAGTTACCTTTGTCGTCCACCAACGCCTTCCTCCCGTTAGGCAGGGTCACGATTTGACTGGCGTTGAGCTCTGGCAGTGCAGGCTTAGGGGCAAACCAGCTTTTTATCTTGGTCCATAGGGTCATAGTGTTTGCCTCTTTGCAGCCTTGGCAGCTTTGTTTGCAGAGTCCAGCTTGCCGCCAACGGCCTCTAACTCGGTGCGAATAGCGGCGGCACTTGGGGCCACTGGAATCGCAGCAATAGCAGCTCGCGTGGTGTCATGCTCGGAATGGTTGACGATGGCCAACGCCTCCAATGCAGCGGCCTGAGCGGGCGTGCCTAGTGCACTGACCTTCGCCCCAATGGCACTGAGCAGGGCGACACTACTCAGACTCACGGTGGTGTTGCCTGCGGATGTCGGTGTTACTTCCTTAAGGAATGTTTCTCCACTGACGACTAAGCTCAAATAGTAGGTAGTCCCTGAGGTGTAGTTGAATCGGAAGTTTTGGCCTAATCCGCCCGCACCCACTTGTGAAGCGCGCGCAGCGTCGTAATAGACCGTCCAACTGTCAACATCGGCAAATACCAAATTGCTGTTGCCGTTGCTGTCACTGATGGGTAGGGTGTAACTGCCACCTGCGATCGTCGCCAGCGTACCGGTGGCTTGAAGGCTTTTGATATTGCCACCCGCAGCGACTACGGCGCTTGTGGTCATGCCTCCGGCAATCATAAGCACACCACCGACAATGGTGATGAGTGCCTGATCGACGGCCATCTGCGCTGACTGGCTTGTCCAGTGCTTCCAGAAGTTATATATATCTTGACCCGTGACAGCACTGGATACCGTAACAGTGACAGCGCCGGATGCCACGACAAAGGCTATGCCAGAAATGGCGGCAGCTTGGGCAACTGTGCCTGTAAACAACGTGTCTGCAAAAACAGTTTTTGCGCCCTCGTAATCGGCCAAGAAAGATTGAGTCGCTTTTAGCTCAAGCAAATCTGCACGACGTTGAATAACGGTGAAAGTGCCTTGGTCTACAGACACCACGTTGCCGCCGGTGGT